ATCATTGAAACCAAAGGTTATCTGTCCCCAGAAGACAGAAGGAAAATGCTTGCGGTTAAGGCGGCAAATCCCAGTTTAGATATACGTTTCTGTTTCCAAAACGCTAAGACAAAACTTAGCAGAGGTAAAAAAAGAAGTCTTTCTTATGGTCAATGGGCTGATAAGAATGGCTTCCTCTGGTGCGATAAAACTATTCCTGCTGATTGGTACTGATGAATAACAAACAACGAATTGAGTATGCAGAGAAAAGAATCAAAGAACTCCAAGCACTAATTGAACATTGGAAAACTAATGACAGAGGACAACAAGTACGTCAAGAAAGAACCATGTCCTGAATGTGGCAGTAAAGATAATCTTGCTGTCTATTCAGATGGTCATGCCTTCTGTTTTGGTTGCAGTTACAGAAGACCTGCTCCAACAGAAAAGAAACACAAACGTAAAACTTATTACTCACCTAGCCCAGTGACTAAACCTTTAATAAAATTTGTCACCCCTAAAGAACTTCCTAAACGTGGTATCACAGAAGAAACAGCTAAGTTCTTTAACTATGGAATAGCTGATTACAATGGCACTCCAGTTCAGGTTGCTACTTATGAAGATCAATTAGGTAGACAGTCAGCACAACACATCAGGTACAAAGACAAAAGATTTATCTGGGTAGGTGACTGTAAAAACGTACAACTATGGGGGCAAAGCAAATGGAGAAATCATGGTAATTACGGAAATGTTTTCTGTGTAATTACTGAAGGTGAAATTGATGCAATGACTATTAGTCAGGTTCAAGGAAATAAATTTCCTGTAGTTTCCCTTCCTTCTGGTGCTCCTTCTGCTAATAAGTATTTAGCTGCAAATTTAAAATGGCTGAATCAATTTTCCAGAATTGTTCTTTGCTTCGATTCAGATGAACCTGGAGAAAAAGCAGCAGAGAAAGCAATTGAAATATTACCTGCTGGAAAAGCAGCTATATGCAGACTTCCAAGAAAAGATGCTAATGAAATGCTCCTCGCAGGAGAAGCAGAAGAACTTAAAAGTCTGCTGTGGAAAGCAACACCTGTTAGACCGGATTCAATCCTCAACGCCTCAGACTTATGGGAAGAGTTAACTAAAGAAGGTGCAAGTTCTGTTTGTCCTTTCCCTTATCCACAACTAGATCAATTCACTAGGGGTTTTCGTAAATCCCAAATGATTACTATTGCAGCTGGATCAGGAACAGGGAAATCAAGCTTGTGTAGGGAGTTAGCCCATCATTTTTTAAAGCATAAATTGACTGTTGGATATATCGCATTAGAAGAATCAGTTCAAAGAACGATGCAGGGAATTTTAGGTATAGAACTTAATAAGCCGCTGCATTTAGAAGATCATGTAGAAGAAGTAGAAGGATTAAAGACAGCTTTTGACAGATTGTTTGGTACAGAAAAGCTATTTCTCTATGATCATTTTGGTTCGATGGACCCAGATAGATTGATAGAACAGATTCAATACATGGCTACAGCTGAAGGTGTTGATGTAGTTATCCTTGATCACTTAACTATTGTGGTTAGTGGTTTAGCTGATGTAGATGAAAGAAGAGCTATTGATATTACCTGCACAAAACTTAGACAGGTTGTTGAAAGTACAGGTGTAGGTTTAATTCTTGTCAGTCATTTAAGAAGACCTCAAGGTGTATCCCATGAACAGGGACAACAGGTAAGTACTTCTGATCTAAGAGGTAGCAGTGCAATTTTACAACTATCAGATTTATGTATTTCAGCGGAAAGAAACCAACAAGGAGATCCTGCTGAAAGATCTGAAATGCAATTACGCATACTAAAGAATAGACACACAGGTTCTACAGGACCAATAGATAAGCTCCTGTATGACGAAAACACTGGTCGTCTTTCTATTCCTATGTCCACTTATTTCGGTGCTTAATGTATAAACAAAAAGAAACAATTGGTAATGCCACTCTTTATTTAGCTGATGCTAGAGATCTATTACCTAATTTAAAAAACTTTAACTGTATATTTTATGATCCACCATTTGACATCTGGGGTGATTTTAATGTTGTCAAAGCAGATCAAATAGTTGCTTTCTGTTCTCCAACTTCAAGACATACAGTTGAAAATATATTAGGAAAACCTCGTTCTGAACTTGTTTGGCATTTTGCCGATGGTAGATGGGTAAGTAAAAATCTTCCAAGAATTACCCATGATTATATATATATTTACGGAGAAACTTCATCTGCAAACGTAGGAGACTATCAAAAAACAAAAGGACAATCTAAAGGTAATACTTCAATAGGAAAAGACGTTTTAGGTAAAAGATTTTATAAACCACAACCAAGAAAACAATTAAACAGTGTGCAAATTTTTCCAAGAAATATGAATAACCCTTTAGGAAGTTGGGGTAAACCAATTAGCTTAGTAAAAAGATTAATTGAATGGATTGCACCTAATAATTTATTAGATCCATTTATGGGATCAGGAACTACTATTGATGCTTGTATGCAATTAGGAATAGAAGCAACTGGAATAGAAATAAACCAAGATTATTTTGATATTACTTGTCATAGATTGGACAAGTTAGCAACTCAACCAAACCTTTTTACTTATCAATCTTTTAATCAAACACAATTATTATGACCTTATTAATTGATGCTGACTGGTTAATTTATTCTTCCTGTTGCAGCTGTGAACAAGACATTAAATGGAATAAACACTTACATACTCTTCACTGTGATGAACGTGACATTCATGAAATGATTGATGGAAGAGTTGAGTACTACCAGAAAATTGCAGAAGATAATGATGATGTAGTGATGTGCTTTACCCAGTATCCAACCTTCAGACATACAATCTTTCCTGACTACAAAGCCAATAGAAAAAGCAAACGTAAACCTTTAGCTCTTTATGCAATGGTTGAACAGATAGGTCAGAGATATAAGTCAGAAAGTTATACAGGGTTAGAAGGTGATGATGTAATGGCTTTACTTGCTACATCTAAGAAGTATCCCAATCCAGTTATTGTTTCTCCTGATAAAGATATGAGAACTGTTCCCTGTACTCTTCTTGCTAATGATGACATGGAGTTAATAACCAAGAAAAAAGCAGATAGGCACTGGATGATTCAAGCCTTAACAGGAGATTCAACTGATAATTACAAAGGCATTATTGGTTGTGGTCCTGTTACAGCTGACAAAATTCTTGGTGATGCTAAAACTTTGCCTGATATGTGGGACAAAGTAGTAGCAGCATACGAAAAGAAAAAACAAACTTTTGCTGATGCTGTTCTTACTGCTCAACTAGCTCGAATACTCCGTAAAGGAGACTATGATTTTAAAACTCAAGAGGTAACACTATGGACTCCATAAACCCTGACTACTACAAAGGTTATGCAATACAACCTATTGATTTTATTATGAAAAATAACTTAGGTTTTTGTGAAGGGAATGTAGTTAAATATATTTCTCGCTGGAATAAAAAAGGAGGATCAGAAGATTTAAGAAAAGCAATTAGGTATATAGAAATTCTTTTAGATAATGAAACCAATTAATATATCTGTTATACTCTCTTGCTTAAAGTGAACTACAATAATCCTGAACCTCTTCCTTTTCCTGTTTTATCTGATGAGTTGATCAACGCTCTGGATAGTCATTTTCCACAACGTCACCCAGACTTATCTTTATCTGATAGAGAAGTTTGGTTTAAGGCAGGTCAAAGAGCAGTAGTTGATTATCTTATTGAACAACAAGCAAGACAAAAAGAGACCATGCTCACAGACAACATTTTGGAGAATTGAACATGTGTGTTGGAAATTTTAAACCTGTTTACGAAAAACACAAAGGGAAAGCAACTGGCAAAATTAAAGGTGGTGGTAAACCTTTTGGTCTTCCTCTTTCTTCTCTTAAATTAAGGTCTAGTGGAACTCCTAAAAACAAAACAACTTCAACTTCAAGTCCAACATCTAAAAAGAAAACAAGAGGAATGTATTCAGGTAGAAGCTCAAGTAATGATTTGAATCTTAAATTGTAGATATATATTTATAATGAACCAAAAGCAACTTCTTGTTAACTAAATCTAATGTGCATATTTCCAAAACCTCCTAAACCACCTGAATTGCCACCAGCTCCTGAAGCTCCATCAATGCCAGAGCGAACAGCAAAAGCTCCTACTATTGGAAGGAACAGAGCAAGTCAATCAGGTACAAGTTCTAGAAGAGCATTAAGAAGAACTGGTACAAGTTCTCTAAGGATTCCTCTTACTTCTAGTAGTAACCTCAACTATTAACCATGGCTAATGCAATAGGTGAAACAGCAGTTGCTCGGTTTGAACAGCTACAAGGTGATCGTTCTTCTTTCTTAAGAAGAGCACAAGATGCTAGTAAATTAACTATCCCTGCATTAATACCGGAAACTACTGGTACAACTGCAAAACTTAAAACTCCTTTCCAAGCTGTTGGAGCTAGAGGTGTTAACTCTTTAGCATCTAAATTACTTATTGCTTTACTTCCTCCTTCTACTCCTTTCTTCAAACTCAGTATTGACAGTCTTGAGTTAATGAAAGAAGGACAAGAAGGATTAGAAACAGAAATAGATAAAGGGTTAAGAGTTATTGAGTCAGCTTTGATGAATGAGATAGAAATATCTAATGACAGAGTTGCAATGTTTGAAGCTCTTAAGCATTTAATAGTTGGTGGTAATGTTCTTCTTTATTTAACTGATGCAGGATTAAAGGTTTATCACCTCAACAGATATGTTTGTAAGCGTGATGATGTAGGAAATATATTAGAAATCATTACGAAAGAAACTGTTCATCCTCAAGCATTACCACCTGACTTCTTGGAAATGATCAAGAAGAAAGATAATTATGATGCAGCAGATTTTGATGAAGACTTAGACATCTACACCTATGTAAAAAGATATGGTGATGAGTTTAAATGGCATCAGGAATGTAAAGGAGAAAAGATTCCTAATACTGACGGTAATTCTAAAATTGCAACTTCACCTTGGGTCTGTTTGAGATGGGTAAGAATTGATGGAGAAGATTACGGAAGAGGTTATGTAGAAGAGTACCAAGGAGATTTAATTAGTCTTGAGTCTTTAATGCAAAGTGTCATTGAAGGTGCAGCTGCTAGTGCTAAGTGTGTTTTCCTTGTCAATCCTAATGGTGTAACTAGAGCACAAACTTTAGCTAAAGCTCCTAATGGTGCTATCCGTGAAGGTTCTGCTGCTGATATTTCTACCCTTCAAGTTAATAAAGGTGGAGATTTCCAAATAGCTTTTGCTGCTATTCAGCGTATTGAATCAAGACTTGAATATGCCTTCCTTATGTCTAGGTCTATTCAAAGAGATGCTGAAAGAGTAACAGCAGCTGAAGTATCAATCATGGCTAATGAATTAGAAAATAGTCTTGGTGGAATCTATTCAATACTGACTCAAGAGTTTCAGCTTCCTTACTTAAAGAGAAGGATGCATATGTTAGTCAGATCAGGTAAAGCACCTAAGCTTCCAGACAAGCTTGTTAAACCTAAGATTGTTACTGGTCTTCAAGGATTAGGTAGAGGTAATGACAGAGCTAAACTTGTTGAATTTATTGGTACTGTCTCTCAAGCATTAGGACCAGACATCATGAGGCAATACATGAATGTAGATGAAGCAATCAAGAGATTAGCTAACAGCATTGGTATTGATACAGCCAACCTTGTTAAGACACAAGAAGAGATAGCACAAGAAATGCAAGCACAACAACAGCAGCAACTTATCCAACATCTTGGACCAGCTGCTTTAGGATCTCCATTAATGGACCCACAGAAAAACGCTCAAGCACAACAACTAACAGAGGAAACTGATGCCAACCAAGAAACAGCCTGAATCAGCTAAAAAAGCTGAAGCACCAAAGATTGAAACACCTAAAGTTGTAGTTCAACAAGAAGAAATTACTACTCAACTTACTGTTTCTAAGCCTAACGAGCCTGAACAAAATCCTATTCCTAAAAAGATAGGGGATTTCAAAACTCGTAAAGGCAATACAATAACGTTTAACTAACCACCCAGAGGTTTTATGGCTCAATCACAAGTCGCAACATCAGAAACTCCTCCAATGACTACGGAGGATTTAGCTAATCTTGAAAAAGATGAGAATGGTCTGATCCTTGGCAAGTTTAAATCTGTTGAAGATCTTGCTAATTCTTATCAAGAACTACAAGGTAAGTTAGGTCAGACAACAAATGAAGAACCTGTTGCTGAATCGACTGAAGAAGAAACTAAAGCAGATGATTCAACTGAATCCCAAACTGACTTTGATGCTTCTGAACTTTATGGTGAAGGTTTAGCTAATGTCCTTCAAGAAGCTGGTATAGATGCACAGGATATTTCTACTAGGTTTAGTGAATCTGGTGAAATCTCTGAAGATGACTACACCAAATTAGGAGAAGCAGGTTTCTCTAAAGGTGTTATTGATTCTTATCTTGCTGGTTTAAAAGCTCAATCTGCTGGAGCAGTTGAAGTAGCTGAAAGTCAAATTAAAGCTATTCAAGATTCAGTAGGTGGAGCAGAACAATATGGAAAACTAACAGCTTGGGCTGTAGAAAACCTTCCTGCTGATCAAGTAAAAGCCTTTAATGCTTTAACTGAAACAGCTGATGCAGCTTCTATTCAACTTGCCGTTAACGGTATTCAATCTCAATACAACAATGCTATGGGTAATGAACCTTCTCTAGTTACAGGTAAAGCTGGACAAAGTGGTGTCACTCCATATAGATCAACAGCTGAAGTAGTAACAGCTATGAAAGATCCTAGATATGGAAAGGATGTAACTTACACAGAAAATGTTCAAAGACGATTAGTAGATTCAAATGTATTCAACGTAAAAGGATAACTGCCTATGGATTTTAATGATCCTTCTTTGCAGTCCCTGCTTTGGGGGCTGCTTTTTTTATGCTCTGAAATAGTGGCTTTGTCACCTTTAAAAAGTAATGGTTTAATTCAGTTTGTTTTAAATATCATCAAACTTATGAAAGTTAGTGGTGTTGGCAAATCTAAATAACTGTTATTATTTAATTACTTCTAGGTTCTCTAAATATTAAGTTGCCCCTTGCGAGGGATAACACCTTGAGAAAGGATTCGCCCAGGAAGTATCAAACACCTTTTTTAATCTTCACTCTCAAGGAGTAATCCATGTCTAACGCAACAGCGTCAAGGCTGGGTCTGGTTAACAATAGTGGAACTGGCTACGAAGCTTTATTTCTTAAAGTTTTTAGTGGCGAGGTGCTAACTGCCTTTGCTGAAAACAATGTTTTTGGTGAAGCATTACATACCGTAAGAACTATTTCTTCTGGTAAGTCAGCACAATTCCCTGTTACCGGCACAGCATCAGCTGCTTATCACACACCTGGCAACTTACTGACTGGTGGTGCAATTCTGCACAATGAGAAAGTTATCAACATTGATGACCTACTTATTGCTCAATCATTCGTCGCAAACATTGACGAATTGATGAACCACTACGATGTCAGAGCGATTTATGCCTCTGAATTAGGTAAGGCTTTAGCAAAACGGTATGACCTGAACGTAGCGAAAACAATCGCTAATGCTTCTAGAGCTTCTACTACTCTTACCGGTGGTTCTGGTGGTACTGTTCTAACTCTTGCTAATGGTAATACTGCAACAGCAGATGTTACTGGTGATGAGTTAGCAGCAGCTATCTATGACATTGCTCAAGCATTTGATGAGCGTGACATACCTAAGACAGATAGATACGTAGTACTTCCTCCAGCGGAATATTACAAACTACCTGAATCAGCTACTAGAACTATTAGTACTGACTTCAACCCAGGTGGTAACGGATCTTTTGCTTCAGGAAATGTTCAGCAAATTGCAGGTATGCCTGTGATTATGTCGAACAATGTTCCTCAAGATAACAAGGCTCCTGGTAACACAGCTAACACCAACGAATTAGGTGGTTCTAATAACACCTATGCTGGTGATGACAGCAAGACTATCGGTCTTGTCTTCCATAAATCAGCTGTTGGTACAGTTAAGCTCCTTGACCTACAAACAGAGATGTCTGGAAATGACTACTCAGTTATGTACCAAGGAACATTGATGGTGGCGAAATACGCTCTAGGCCACGGAATCCTCCGTCCTGAAGCTGCTGCTACTATCAAGCTTTCTGCTTCATAAACCATTAACTGAAGGGTACTCATATAATGTGGGTACTCTTCTTTTTTCTTAATCTCATGCCAAAAGGAAAAGGTACTTACGGTAGTCAAAAAGGTAGACCACCAAAGAAAGGAGGAAAGAAAAAGTAATGGCAAAAAGTGTCAGCCTTTCTATAGGTCGTGGTGAGAAAAGTAAAAAAGGTGGTCTTACTGCTAAAGGCCGCCGTAAATACAACAGAGCTACAGGCTCTAATCTGAAAGCACCACAACCAGGAGGAGGTCCACGTAAAAGATCTTTTTGTGCTCGAATGTTGGGTATTAAAGGCCCAATGAAAAAGCCAAGCGGAAAACTAACCCGTAAAGCTTTAGCCCTTAAACGTTGGAAATGCTAATTATGGCTATGAAAAAACGAGGACTTTACGAAAACATTCATCGTAAAAGACTTAGGATTGAAGCTGGCTCTGGTGAAAAGATGAGAAAGCCTGGATCTAAAGGAGCACCAACAGCAAAGAACTTTAAAGCTGCTGCTAAAACTGCTAAAAAAAGAGGTAAAAAATCATGACAGCAACAACACAGCTAGAAGCAGTCAACATCATGCTTGCTGCTATTGGTGAGGCTCCTATTAATACACTGTCAGGTACTGTTCCTGTTGATGTAAAACTTGCAGAAGCTACTTTGACAGAAATCAATAAAGAAGTTCAATCAGAAGGATGGTCTTTTAATACAGAAATTAATGTTGAATTAACTAGAGGTGATGCAGATCAAATTTTATTAGCATCTAACGTTTTAAGAGTTAATCCTAATGTTCATGATCATCCAGATATTGATGCTATTCAGATTGGTTCAAAACTATATGACAGAAAAAATCATACATATACATTTAGTGAAAGTTTAAAATGTACGGTTGTTTATTATCGTACCTTTAATGAAATACCTGAACCAGCTAAAAGGTATATCAACATAAAAGCTGCAAGAATCTTTGTTGACAGACTTGTAGGTGATCAAGAATTAAGAACCTTTACACAAGGAGATGAAGTAAGAGCAAGAGCAATATTGATGGAAACTGATTACTCTAATGCAGACCATAATATTCTTGTAGGTGATCCAGCTTTAGCTGATGTCTTTAGTACTTATTCCCCTTCTAGTGTATTAATCAGGTAATTATGGGTATCGTTTCAAGAGCTATTCCTACTCTCCTTAGAGGGGTATCACAAGCTTCTGACTCAGTAAAACAATCAGATCATGCTGATATACAAGATAATGCTAATAGTTCACCAGTACAGGGATTAATAAAACGAAGTGGCAGTCAGTATCTAGCTACTTTAAGTGCTTCTGAATTAAGTAATGTTCATGTTCATACAATTAATAGAGATGCAAATGAAAGGTATCAGTTAATTTTAGGTGATGAAAGTATTACTGTTTATGGTCTAGATGGAACAGCTTATACAACAGCTAATAATAAAATCAGTGTTCCTGATGGAGTTACATACTTAGATAGTAGTAGCCCTAGAACAGACTTTAAAACAGTTACTATTGCTGACTATACCTTTATTGTTAATACAAGTAAGGTTGTAGCAATGAATAATGCTGTTAGCCAAGGAGGTAGTACAGCAGCAATTGTATTTATTAATCAAGTTACTTCTAATACTGACTACACAGTTACAGTCAACAGTACAACTGCTACATACAATAGTGGAACAAGTAATTTAAAAACAACAGTAGTAGCAACAGATTTAAAGAGTGATTTAGATGGTGGATTATCTGGTTTTACTGTTACTCAAAATGGAGCAGTTCTATGGATAAGAAAGGATGATGGATCTGATTTTACGATTGATACTAATGACTCTCAGGGTAATGCACAAATAACATTAGTTAAAAATTCTGTTCAAACTTTTACTGATCTTCCTACTGTTGCACCTAATAACTTTGTAGTAGAAGTAAAAGGAGATGAGACTACTAACTTTGATAATTACTACGTTAAATTTGTTACTAATAACGGAGGTAGTTTTGAAAAAGGACAATGGGAAGAAACAGTAAAGTCTGGTATTACTTATAAAATAGATGAAGCAACTATGCCTCATGTCTTAATAAGAAAGGCAGATGGTGATTTTATTTTTGGTAAAGCAGATGGTGGTTCTTATACAGCAAATGGTACAACATATTATTTACCTACTTGGAAAGATAGAACTGTAGGAGATTTAGATACAGCACCTGATCCATCTTTCATAGGATCAAAAATTAATAACGTTATATTTTTTAGAAACAGATTAGGCTTCTTGGCTGATGATAATGTCATCTTATCTAGGGTATCTGAGTTCTTTAATTTCTTCCCAGAAACAGTAACTACTATTATAGATAGTGATCCTATTGATGTTGCAGCTTCTCACACAAAGGTAGCTATTTTAAAACATGCAGTAACGATGGGAGAACAATTAATATTATTTAGTGATCAAACGCAATTTGTATTATCTAGTTCATCAGAAACATTAACCCCTAAAACAGCAAACGTTGTTGTAGCAACTGAGTTTGAAAGCAGTACAGCAGCTGCTCCTGTTGGATCTGGTAGGTCTATTTATTACTTAACAAAGAAAGGTTCTTTTGCTGGTGTAAGAGAATATATAACACAAGAAGATGTAGCTATTAAAGATGCTAGTGATATTACTATTCATGTTCCTAAGTTTATTCCATCTAATATTTTCAAGATAGCAGTTTCTACAAGTGAAGATGTTCTAGTATTACTAGGGTCTGATAACCAGAATAAATTATATATAAACCGTTGGTTATACGGTGAAAGTTTTAATAAGGTTTTAAATTCTTGGTTCTCATATACATTTAATTCTAATAAAAAAATACTTGGTGCAAGTTTTATTGAAACTGATTTATATTTAATTATTGCTACAGCTACCGGAACATATTTAGAAAAACTTCCTTTTGAAGCTAACTTTAAAGAAGCAAATACAGAGTTTGAATATCATTTAGATCATAAAGTTACAGAAGCTACTACTGGTGTATCTATTGCTTTTAATAGCACTAACAACGTAACAACTTGGACATTACCTTATAGAACATATGCAACAATGTCTGTTGTTGGTAGATACTTAGCTGATGGTGAAACAAGTACTTTTGTTGCTACAGGTAATAGTAGTGCTACAAACCTAAAATCTGGACAAGTTATTACTACAACCACAACAAATACTAATGGTTCTACTGCAACTATTACAGCAGAAGGAGATTATAGATTATCTAAAGTAATTATTGGTGAACCATTTGAAATGCACTATAGATTTAGTCAGCAACGTTTAACTGATAGTTCTTCTGGTAAAGCTACTGGT